TTTGGCCAAAGAATTATAGATAGCGTTGTTGCCCACTGTGGTAGGTACTTTATCCCATAAGTTTTCTAACTGTCCAAAATCATCCAACTCGTATAACCAAACATCTGTGTTATTGATATTGTTAACATTGATAGGTTGAACGAAATTAGTGGTTGGATTGTTTATACTAAATTCTGTATTGGCCATCGCACCCTGTTTGAACAGAGCAAAAAATCCTGTGTTGTTGGATGTGTCTCCAGCACCATCGGTTCTGTACACGTAGGTGAATCCACCGCCTGGTATTGGAGTGCTCTCATAGATGCTTTCTGAATCTTGAATAGTAGCAGGCACAATTTCAAAAGTTCTGTCTATGCCACTCACTGATCTACGGAAAGTAAAAATAGGTAGATCTGTGTTGTTGGAATTGGCAGTGTATATTTCTGTTTTGATTCCACCGATGTTATCAGACTCTTGTGGTTTGCCGTAGGTCTGTCCTGACACATTAGCCGCATTCAGTATATTAATAAATTGTTCTCGATAATTGGCATTGGTACCATCATTCCATACCACTGTAACATTGGCAAGATCCGTGCCTGAGGAATCTGTCACATTTTCTGTGGTAGATACTGATGTAAATTTTAATAATCCTGTGGCAGGTGTGTTTCTTTTGGCATTGTAATTGATCAGTCGTGCCAATCTTAACACTGAATTTCTTCTTTCCGCAGTTTCAAGGAAGTTTTCTCGAGCATTTAGATCCACTCTAAATGATAATGACTGAGCTATGTAGGCAATAAGGTCTAATAGTGCCACATACTCTGAAGATTCTATGTAGTCATTGAAATCATCTGGATAGTTCTCTCGGAGATAAGCCACCATGGTTCGTCGGATGGTTTCAAAATCGTAAGATTTGAAGTCTGCCTGTTGAAAAGCGGTATAGATTTTCCGCCAATCTTCAGCAACGAGTAATCGATTCTGTCTATCTGTTGTGGCCATACAAATTTGTATGGGTATTTATAGTGATTGTAATGTGCGTATATTAAGATAGACGCAGAGTACTGTTTTCGTCAAATGAGAATGTGAGTTTTTCTACCACATTGTAGGGCACATATCGCACAGTGGCTTGTACAGCAATACCATGCTCAAACTCGCTTACAATTATTTCCTCTGCTTGTAATCGAGGATCAGCATTGAGATTAGCAGTAATATCATCTGCCACTGCCTGTTTAACTGCTTCTGTGAGTGGTTCAAACAGAACATCATAGATGATAGTGCCAAATTCTGGATTCTCAACTCGCTCACCTTTTCGCACTGACAATCTGTTGATTAGATCCTGCTTGATTAGAGCAAAATCATACATTTTAAAATTGGATTGATCTGCTCTGGAACTGAATCCTTTAAAAACTGATACTCCTGGAATATAATCACTTGCCATTTTTAAAATCCAAATTTCTTACCTATGCTTCGAGCCACCGATCCTATCTTACTGGCTACACTATTACTAAAGGTACTTATCGCTGATGAAATTTGAGTCACTGCTGTGATGTTACCTCCCACCACATTTTTATAGGTTTCTGTGATTGAGGACACATTATTGTATGCATTTGTAATTTTGCCTATGCCTGGCACGATTCCTTCTATCTGACCTCCCACAGATTGACCTGACAGCAGAGTGCCTACGGAATTAATTGCTGAGTTGGCATTACTGAGTCTGCCTGTAACTTTGTCCAGTCCTGTGGTTTTGATCACTTGATTTACTCCTTTGGTATAGAGTATGCCAGATTCATTAACTAAAATGTTGGTCACACTGTTTGATCCAATTTTATTAATACCTGATGTGATCTGATTATAGGTTTCAAAAGCACCTTGCCCTAGACTTAGATAACCGGTAAGTTTATCATTTAAGAAATTAGTAGCAGTGTTAAATGTTTTTGAATAGCCAGCATTGAACAGTGAAGTAACAGAATCCATTGATTTGGTTGGATTTTTTATCAACTCATTGGTAATGTCTGCTTTGTATTGTGCCCATCTGATGGACATTAGGTCTGAATTTCTATTTGCATCTTCGATGTATCCGGCTGTGCCAATTGCTGTGCTGGTTCCGCCTACCGATCCAAAAGCGGGCACCACGTCTTGGTGTCCCCAGAATGGTTCATGAGTAGGTACTCGCATACCTGACATACCTGGCAGAGCTCGATCCACTTTCAATACTGTACCTAGTGGTTGAAGACTCACATCTGGATAGGTGGTTAGAGCTGTACCTGTACCATATGGTTGAGTGTATGTGGTTCTTGATAAAGGCGTAACCATATCCTGCACCACCGGAAAACTGTTGAAGTGAACCTGTCCACCAATTAGATCCACACGAGTCATACCCTGTTGAATGTTTCTATCTGCGGCATCTGCCACAATAGTTTTGGCTTTGGTACTAATGTAATTGCCTTCAATACGAACATTTTCTGTGGCATAGTGATAAAGATTAGCACCGTCAAGACTGACTCCGCCAGTGGATTCATTCGCTTTGATTTTGATGTTCTTGTTGGCATACATATTGATATTGCCTTCTGCATGGAAATTAATGTCTGCACCAGATCTCAAATTGTAACCAGTCTGAGCATACACATCTACCATACCATTATTAGAGAATTCCATCCACACAGTACCGTCTGCGTTGGCCAGATACATCACACCTGCTGTGTCGTGCATCAATAACTGATGACCCGAACTGGTTCTCAATCGGATTAATTGATTCTGACCTTGTGCATCACCATCATCCATCACAAAAGTGTGGCCGGCTTTACGAGTGGTGTTGACATCTCTACGATCGTTTGTTGTGCCCAGTTTGTCTCTTTTAGAAGATCTTTGGTCAATAGGACCTGGTGTGCTGATACCAAACACATGGCTCGGTGACTCTCTTCGGGCAGAAGATGTGGTGTTACCTCGCACATCGTCTGCGACTAATCCTTGATTTTTCAAAGTTTCTGCAAAAGGATGAATTGGTTTTTTCAATCGATCAAACCCGGCTGGAGGCACAGAATCTGCTATGCCTCTGTTCACTTCTCCTGCAGGCAAACTCTCTGCTCCAAAATTTTTGCCTTTGCTGGTTCGATTGGCTGTACCTGCCTCATCATAGCCACCTGATTCTGCTAGTTGAGCGAAAGTGTCTGCTGAACTGGCAATGCCTGGAACCATGTGATTTATATAAGGTTCCTGAATACAACCAATCCAGTACGCCTGCGTAACTTTGCCTTCCGCAAAAATAACTAACACACGAGTGTCAATGTCTGGCGGAACCATCCACATACCATAAGAATGTTGTGAATCTTTGTAACTGGTTACGTTAGATGGTACCACTGCGTTGGGACTTTTTGCACCGTAGAATGGCGCAAGATATTCGCAGGTAATTAATTTGTCTGTGGTTACATTATTTGTGCCGTGTATTTCTGGAATGACCACTCCCAACCTACCCATTTTGGTAGGGTCTCTGTTCTCTTTAACTATCGCTATGTATGGACCAGGTTTAAGATTGGTATAGGATTGATCGTTGCTGACCGATGTGGTTGAACTGTATCCTTGTGTTAGTGCCATATTCTCTCCTAATTACCTCTTGTCTCTCCGGCTATATCTCCTGCGGTACCATCACTGGTGCCGTTGAAAGACACTGGATTATAATCATTTGATTTTTCACCTGCCCAACTCAGTGTGGCAGAAACTTTTTTCTGATTCATGCATCTTGCCATGGTCAGCATCTGAGTGAACTGACCATTCTCCATTGTGCTTTCTACTCTTATAATTCTATATAATCCAGAAAACTGTGGTGTGGTTTCAGAATTGAATTGGTATAATCCTGTGTTTTCATTAAAATCACTAGGAAAACGGAAATTTAATTTGACAATAACTTCGCCGTTATCAAAATTGAACGCTCCCAACTGTGTGTCGTAAAGATTGGCTCCGATCTTTGCTCTGATACTGGTTTCACCTATCTTCATAGGTATTGCATAATCTTGCCCCAAGAAAGCCGGATCTCCCATAATTTTCATTTCCACAGTGACCATGTCACCTTTAGGATTCACAAGATAATCATACTGTGCATCCGCTATGGGTTGTGTATAACCGGTGTTGTCCTGTGGTTGAATGTTGGGAGCATCTGTAGTCAGTGTGGTTACATACTGTGACAAAGGCAACAGTTCGTCTGCCTCGTAGGTCGTATCTCCAAACAGTGCTCTGACCTTTTTTGTCACTGTGTTTGCTAAATTCTCTAAAAATGTTGGTGTTTGTTTTCGCAGAATTGATTGATAATAGCCAGCGTTATATTCCACAGTTAGATCCAAAATGTCAAGATTCTCTCCGGTGTAGATGTAGTTGAAAACTTTTCGCACTGCTCTTTCATAATCAAAACTGAATCCAAACCCTGCTTTGACAAAATTTAAAACATGGATCTTAAACTCTTTGATGTGATATTTGATTGTCCTACGATGTGTTTTTAAAATTTTATCAAACTCTTTTTCTTCTTTGATAGTGGTTATAATTTTAAACCAAGATACATATTGGTCGTCCTCTGATATTTTAGAACCTGGTGTAAAACTGTTTACTTTATCCCTTAGAATTTTTTCAATGTCGTTATATTTTTTATATTGGCGCACAAGGTCTTCCAATATTTTTACAATGGATTGATTTTTTTCATAGGATACTGCGGAGAAACGATTTACACTCAATCCAAACGGCCCACTTACTGGATACTGATTTAGGTTAAGAGTTTCTACTCTTCCTATGCTGGTGTCTGCGGTGATCTCATAGGTGTCTGCCAGTGCTCTCAATCCTTTGTCCTTCTCGTTTTCTTCTATGTCATCACTGAGTTCTTTGGCAAAGTTTTTTAAAATTTCATTTAGTTGTGTGCCTATACCATTTACTCTGCCTGATGATCGTGTATATAAAAAAGCATTTACCGCACCAAATTCTGTCCATGGATAGGCTTCCACAGTGTAGGTGGTACTGCCCGCATTCATACGTAGGGATGATCGAGACAGCCTAATTGGATACACTCGCTTGGGCACAGCATTCAGCACTTCTTTACCACTGGAATCAAATCCTTTGAATTCAATAGTGAGTAAAAAAGGAGCAGTGGTATGATTAAGATATCCACTATTAAACGCGGCGGCTCGGCATTTTTCCCAGAATGTGATACCATTGGGCTCTTCCATCACCATTTCTATTTTGGTGTAGTTCATTAATTTTCTAAATTCATTGGGTCTGGGAAAACTGGAGATAGTACAGGAATTGAAATAGATGTCTCTGCCTTTTTCTAAAACTCTTTGACTTTCGCCAATTACGTCTTCATAAGTTGGTTTTATTGTTTTGTCGCCTAAAACATCAGCGGCTCTGGTTTCTTCAATTATTCTTGTTGTATTGGGATTACCTATGCCACCTGTCCTTGCTATGATATTGTATGGCGGGTTATTTGGAATTTCGTCTGGTTGATCCATTTGACTGCGTTTGAGAGCACTCAGTGTCAGCACATAATTGTAACTGGCGAATCTGTGAAGAAAATTTGATTCTACTAATGACCCTGATTGTGAGCCAACTTTGTCTTCAAAAGTTTCAAATACAGTTTTTTTTAGACTGGGGATTGTGAAATCAACCATTTTATATTCCTAGATCAGTTTTCAGATTGCTCAGTTTTGGCAATTGAATTGTGACTCCAGGAGCAAAATCATAAATGGGATCTTCTATTTGATCTGGGTTTCTCTGAGCAAACACCCACCATAATCTCGGTGAGCCGTACAAGTCGTAAGCCAGTAGGTCTGGTCGATAAGCATAGATTCTGTCAACAGTGTAAGACACATCGTCAGCATCTGCTGTGATAGTGCGTGGTGTAAAAAAATCAAGACTGATGTTGTTTTGAGCAGTGTTAAAATAAGGAGATGTGTTTGAATATTTGGCCATTAGATAAATCCTATTCCTTCACCTTTGTTACTGTTATAATTGAAAAGATCGCCATCCACAAATTTTTTCATTGAAAACTGTTTCACTGTATCTCTGGAGTAGACTGGTTGTAACTGCACTGTGATTGTGCTGAGAGACGGTGCCCACGTGGTTGGCAGTGATCCCACAGTGCCACCAAAACTTTTAATACCGTTGCTGGTTTCAATAGCTCTGGTCTGCTGTGACGTGGCAATGTAGTCCACATCAGCTCTCAACTCACAAGTGAAATTGGTCACAATCACAGGAACATTTTTGAAAACGTGATTGCCGTATCCGTTAAGTTTAAGGATTGGGGGTGGATTTCCTCGAGTGGCATCGTCACCTCCAAAAAACATTTTGGTAACTGCTCTTAAAAAATGTATAGTGGCTACCCAGTGTGCCGCATCTGATTGATTCTGTACAGGAAACTCTCCCACAATGGTAAGATTGGCAGGTTCAGAATTTTGGTAAGCGTAGTACGGATAATTTGCGTGTGTGGTTGCCAATTGTGAATAGTTTGCTGTGTGCTGAATGATCACAGAAGGTGTGATTGGGAACACAACTCCATTGATTCCAGCCAGTGGTGCCATAATAGTGGAAGCCGCTCCAGAGTTGTCGTTACTATTAGGATTAAATCCAGAACGATTGAAAAATACTTTTTGTAATAGGTCGCTGTCAGCAGGAATGGTTAGTTTGACTCTCCAATCTGTGGACCCGGTCCGTGAGGTCCAACGAGCAGAGCCCGGATTACCACCAAATATTCCTTTTTCCGCACCCTTGTTTAGACCTGCTCCGAACAGTCTGCCCAGTGTGCGATTAAACACATTCGCCGCACTCTTACCAATGGCTTGGCCCAGAGTTTGTTGATTTGGATTTAAAGGTTGTGTTGCCATAAAAAATATCGTATAATAAACAATATTTATAGGCATAATTATAGGCGCATTTAATTCACCTTACGGCACAGTTTTACGGCACGATTCAACCGACCTGTTTGTGGTCATTCAAACGTAACAAAGAAAGAATTTTTATGAAGCGAGTGAACTACTTGAATAATCGTGATCTGTTGCGTCAGATACATCTGAGTAAAAATACCTACTGCTCTTATGTGTCACCAGAAGACAGTGACTACGACATTATTGTAAAAGACACAAAAAAAATAAACAGTGCTACCATTACTCAGGCACGAAAACTGAGAGCCAAAAGACTGACACAGGAAGCCTGGGAGG